ATTCTTCTTCACTTTCAAACTCAACACTTTCGGCAAGTGAAGCGAGCTTGTCTTTCTGAGTGTCTGCAAGACCATCAGCGACCTGTTCAAAGATTCCATCAGCAACCGACTCTGCGAGACGCTTGTTAAGGGAAACATTCTTCTCAATTTGCTCGTTGAGTTTTGTCTCCATTTCATCAAGTTTTTCTACCATGCTCTCAAGCACATCATATTTATCTTCAGGGATTGATACATAATGTTCTTCAAAAAGACCTCTCATTCCTTGGAGGAATGATTCAGTCATTTCGGTCTTAAGACCTTGTTCGATAACGAGTGCATTTTCTTCCATCCACTCGCCAGCAACATACTCAAGGTATGCATCTACACGCTCAGAAAGTGATTCTTTAATTTCTTCAACTTCCTCTGCAAGTGCAACTGCATACTGCTCTTCAAGTGCTTCTTGAATAGAAGCAACTTTTGAACGAAGAGCAGCTTCGAAGATGGTGCGTGCTTTCTCTTGGAATTCCTCAGAAAGCTCTTCACCCTCTAGAAGAGCATTGACATCTTCATCGATATCAAACTCTTCTTTCATATCTTCTTCGTCATCTTCCTCTTCGTCATCTTCCTCTTCGTCCTCTTCTTCAGCAGCCTCTTCGATTACATCTTCATCAGCCTCTTCTTCAATCATATCCTCATCATCAAGTTCTTCTTCCTCTTTATGAAGACCTTTCATGGAATCAGCAGCACCGGCGCCTTTATTTACAACATCTCTAACTTGCTTGAGTGTTGCACCAGGAGTTTTCAGTTTTGCTGAATCATCCGTTGAACGATAATTTGAAGGATCAGGTCCACCAAGATCTTCCCAACCTGCAGTTTGACCGTCAGGAATACCTGTAGTTAGTTTTGGCATCGGATCCGCCGCTTTAGCATTTGCATTAACAGCGGTTCTGGATGGTTTAGTGCCTACTTCCATTTCTTGTAAATCTCCACGAGACATTTGAACTCTCCGTTTAACCTTTAGTTATAAACTATATTTATTTATAATTTAATAAATTACAATGAGTTTAAGAACTCATTGAATAATGATAACTTATAGTCTTCAAGAATACCTTGATCTACAAGGGTATTAATTTTATTCTTAGTATTTTCAGCCATTTTTTCTCTAAGGATGCCACCATCCCAAATCCACTCCTTTCCTTCCATAATTCCTTGAACGAATGCGTCTGGAGCTGAGGGATCGGCAACAATATCAGCAGCAGTTGCGAGCATGAAGTCTTCACCGACTTCTTTATAACCTTTATTGTTCTCTCTTAAAGAACCAATACCGCGAGAAGAAACGCCAAGACAAACTCCATCCTTTAAGAGAGACTCTGCAATCTTTCCCATTGGTGTGGATAGAATTTGCGCTTTCCCAATAAAATTATTTCCACTACGATAGAGTTCTGTGATTTTATGAGAAACTCTATCTAAGTTAACTGTAGGTCCATCTGGATGGCCTAGTTCTCCAAGAGCACGTCCTTTTTGAACGTATTGTTCGTTATAACGATTTACTTCACGCTCCATAATCTGCATTGGATACATTCTTCCATTGCGATTAACGCACTCTGCTTGTAAGAATGGTCCTTTAATATAAAGTTTTTGTTGCTTACCGGTTCCTTCTGTAATAACTTCAACTTTTTCGATTTCTTCTCTAATTAGTTTCATTAGGCATCTCCTGAAATTTGTACTTGTTGGTAATACAGAGTTCCTGCACCTACACCATATGCAGAAACTTTATTTGAATTAATTACAGTAGCATCTGTTGAAGAGAATGCTGTGACAATTCCACTTGAATTATAATTAACAGTCATTCGTGTCTGATAGTAACCACCTACCCCAGAAGAAATATCTACAGATAAAACTTGCTGGTGTGTGAAGTTGTAATATGATTGTCCTGTTGCAGTTAGTGTAACATAATCACCGACTCCAAATGGTACTTGTGTTCCTTCTGGAACTGTAACAATTGTTGTTGTGCCGGTAGTTACGCCTACAACTTTATTTGAAGCTTTTGTTAAACCCAGAGTGGCAGATTCTCCAGATGAAACATAGTAATCTGCAGAAGTTGCCGATGGATTTCCGCCTACAGAAATATGCGCTGCACCACCAACTGCAACCACTCTCAAAACACTAGATTGTACTGAAAAAGCAGATGAAGTTGATGCAGCACCTGCAGTAAATGTAAATGAGGAACCCGCCCCAACTGGTCTATGAGCCATTATTTTTAATAATACACTTTTAGTTATTTATTAATTTATCTTTGTTCAATCCAGTTCAGAACTGCAAGTGCCTTTTTGTTAGTATTAGGACTTGCACAAACAAGAGTGTAAGTATCACTGATTGTTCCAATACCACTTCTACCTAACTGAAGTGCTGCTCTAACATCAAGATCAACTAGAGTCCCACCACTACCACCAATCACAAAACCACTCAAAAGATCACTTCCACCAGATACTGCTGTTTGAGTAATATTATACTGCATAAAAGAGTTTGGATCGGGATGATCTACCCAAGTTCCTCCAGTCAATGTTGCATTTTGTAAAAGTTGCCAATAAACATTCGTATTATCATTAGTTGCTGCCTGTAATGATCTCAAAAGCATCACACCAGTTAGGTTATTAGACTTTAGACGAATGCTTATAATTGGATAGAATGTATCTGAAGATGGCATCGTTGTCCCTGTGATGGGATTTGATATACTCAAAAGAGTTCCAAGTTTCTCTGGTTCTCCTTCCTGAATCAGAGAATTAGAACCCTGATACATGTAATGAGTTCCTGCAACACCTGTTATATTTTCTATCTCAAGTCTAATCGGTAAGAATGGAGTAGAACACCACACTCCTGGATTTGTATTTGAGTTCTCAAAAGTATGGGATGCAATAGTCTCATTCTTCATCAACCAAGCAAATTCTATAATGCCAGCACCATACCATTCATAATTGATGGAAATCATTTGTTGTTTTGTTGGATCTGCAGTCACTCCAGTCCAACCATTTCCATCAAACTTTTCACCATTCCAATCATCCCTGTATACTCTAGTTTCTGTAACAATTCCAGTTACACTACTGCGAATTACATAAGAATATGTTCCTCCATCATCCTCAAAATAAACACCGTTGTTTTCATCAAACAATCCAAATCTTCTGCGAATACCTACCTGTGGAGTATCAAGACGAATTGCAAATGCAAGAGTTGCTCCTCTACCAGGAATGTATCTCATTACATTCTTGGTTTGACGAACAATTTTACTACCAGCAGTAGAACCAACTTGCATGATTACATTACTGGCATTTGCATTAAATGTTGCAGTTCCAACTCCAACTATTCTTTCATCCCATACATCAGTCTCTTTACCATACTGGAAGGTGTTAAAAAATACTGTTTGATATGGAGATATTTTAAATCTGTTGTTGTTAGTGAATTGAGGTCTCCAGTCCGTCTGGTTTCCCCAGTGATCTGCGATGTTGAAAACCTCAAAGAGACTTCTTTCTTGATTTAGAAAGTCTTGTGTATTCTTATTCCACTGAGCCATTATTAATCAATCCATTCCAACTTTGATGGGTGATATCTTTTTGCGTTTCTAATATTGAAATTCTTTTCAGTTACGGGATAAATCTGATGAACAACTGCTCCTGGATAATCTCCCTGAAGTTGTTCTCCTAAATCTCTTTTAGATGGAATTCCACTTTTAGTAACTAATTCCATTCTATATAAACTTCCTTGCCACAAAACATCTGCAACATACTCTTCTCCAACCTGTTGTGGTGTTTCTGATTGGGAGTTAATGTAAAGATTTCCGTTAAAGTCTCCGGAAATATTTACAGATTCTGAGATGAATTGTTTGAAGGATTTCATTCTTCTTCTATTTCCTCTTCTGGTTCGCTATTAAACATTGAGTTCGCCACTTCGGGTCTAAATTCATCAACCTTTTCTGCAGCTTTAGCGAATAGAAGGTCTTTGATTTTGTCACTAATTTGTGAAGGTGCCTCATCTGAGACAATCATATCCATTAAATCATCCATAGTTATAAATGTAATCAGTAATCGTTTTTATTTATATCTCCCCACCCTTAGGCATTTCTGCAATTTTTCCACTTGCTTCAGTTGCTTTTCCTTGGGCGTCCAAGTTTGGTTCCATTACTGGTTGACCCAAATCCATTCCCGATGCTTGTTGTCCCGAATCCAGTGGCATACCTGTCATTGGATCTACGGGAGCATTTGGATCTGGAATAACTCCATCCTTAATTTCTTTCTTGATGATTTTATCCTGCTCTAGAATTTCCTCATCGGTTTGGCGAAGAATTTTACGTCTTACATAATCTTGAGAGAAATATTTTCCAACGTATGGCTCAGCAATTTGTACCATACCAAGTCTTTCATTCAGCAACTCTGCATCCTTAAGTTCCGCAAAATGATTATCATACAAGAAGTCATATTGGATATGTTCGTCCATTCTATTCCAATCTTCTGGGGTAATGATATTTTTTAGGATTAATTGAGTCCTCAACATATCACTAAACATATAAGAAAATCTTTTTCTTAAACGAGAAACAAATTTGCTGAACTTAACTTCATCTCTTAGAATTTCTGAAGAACGACCAAGATTAAATCCACCCTCTCCATCCATTCTTGAAGGAGGAACATTTAGAGAACGATAAAGTTTCTTTTTAAAATATTCAATATCAGTAATCTCTCCAAGATTCTGACCTCCAGGAAGTGTAGAAATTTCTGTACCTCTACCCCCTTCCCTTCTTGGAAGCCAAAAATCTTCAAGCATTGCCATGAATTTCTTATCATCACGAATTTCTCCAGTGTTTGCATCATATACTTGTTTGTTACGATAACGCATCATTACATCACGGAGATATTGTTCTGCCTTAACTTTTGGAAGATTGCCTACATCAATATAGAAAATTCTACGTTCTGGAGCACGAGATAAACGATAAATTACCAAAGAGTCTTCAATCATTCTTAGTTGATTGAGTGACTTGATTGCCTTATGGAGATATGAAAGAGTTGATCCTTTATTTCTATCAACAAGACCAGAAGTGCAATATGTTACGGAATCTTTTGTCATTTTGATTCCAGCATTTGAACCACCAAGAGTTCCAGGTGCTGGAGTTCCTGTTGGATATGTCATCTTTGGTTGATAGACGAAATACTCATCAATTTCTGGAAAATCGAAATCCATTGGATTATCGATATTTCTATTTGAAATTCTTAATCTATCATCTTCCTTTTTCTTTGCCTGACGTACATAACGCATTTTCATTGCGTCAATGTATCTTAGTTCTTGAATTCCTTCGTGAGGATTTTTTAGATCTATTACTTTATGGTAGTATAATCTACCATCAACATACCAATTCCTATAGATTTCGTGGGATTTCTTATCAAAATCTAAAAGTTCTAAAATATACTTAAATTCTTCTCTAATTTTTTTCTTAATGCCATCGCTAGCATTGAGATTATCCAAGTCAATCTGAACTGGACTATCGTTAGTATCTGATACAATAGCCTCATTTACAATATCTTCAATGGCACTATCGCACTCTGGATGAAGTGCCATTTCGCGATACCTTTTAATAAGGTCAAACTCTGTTCTATATACTCCCTCAATATCTACATATGAACCAAAAAATCCACTAGTTAAATAGTGGTCAACCCCGTCCTCCTTATTGGGAGGAACGGGGGATACTGAAGTTGGCGATAATGGTTCATTATCTTCAATAGAAAAACCAAAAAGTTTTGCCATAATTTATTTGATACTTTTAACTTTAGACTATTTATTATGCTTCTTCAGTACTAGGAGTCCAGTATTGAACTTGGAAGTCAACGGTGAACTCTTCAATAGTATCGGAACTATCATAAGAAAGATCAATTGCAGAAACGCTAGTTGGGAAAATATCAAAGAATTTATAAGTTGCTGCAACTTGAAGACCACTTCCAAAAGGAGTATTCTTTCCAGTGGTGCTCTTAGATCTCTTAAATTGCTTTACGAATGCATCACACATGTAGTTTGCTGGGTTTGAAAAACCACTGGCGTCACCATACTGTCCGATAGACTGCATCCACTTTTCCATAGCATCACGGATTTCAAATTTCTCATCATTAATAATGGTAACAGTCCAAACATCAAATGTTCTATCACCTGCAACCTTAAAGATTCTTCCTCTAAAAGGTACATCAATTGAACCAATATTGGATGCTGGAAGTGCAGCAGCTTTACATAGAATTGGGAAGTTGTTAGTTAAATTGATTCCAGAAGGCGGAGTTGGAATAGTTACCTCAAATAGATTGGGCCTAGCGCCTCCGCCAATGAGTGCTGATTTGAAGTCCTGAATGTTGTGTGCCATTTTTTAGTTCCTCCTAGGTTTTGTTCTATTTAAATCAAACTGTACCAGCTACTTCTTCAAAACTTACTCCAGTTCTGGTTGCAACAAAAGTAAGAGTTACATAGTTAATTGATTTTGCAGGTTTCAGGAAAATATCTGCTCTAAATTCATTGTTATCAATAACGTCAGGAGTATTGTTAGAAGCATCACAGACAACTAGGAATCCATACAGACCTCTCTTTGCCTGAACATCGCGGAGATATGGTTCAACGATGTTTCTAAAGTTAGCTCTAGTGATCTCATCGTTCAGTTCAAAGAGTTGAGCCTCTGCACTTCTTTGGAGTGCTTGCTCGATCGTTAGGAATAGACGGCGAACATTGATTCTATCAAATGCTGATGCATACCCCAAGGCAGTCTTATCACCAAAGAGAAGAATGCCTAATCCAGGTTGATTAATAACAGCATTAATTCTTTGTGGATATAGTTGATCTCTTTGAGCTTTATTTGGATTGTATGCTAACTTAATCGCATTATTAAGAATACCACGTTGTTGTCCTGCGGGGGAGAACCAAGGATATGCAACAATACTAGTTCTAACCATCAATCCAGCAATATCTGGGTTACAGGGAATATAGCGGAACTTATTGTTGAATCTATCGTAAGTATACTTATATCCAGAATCAAACACTGCATAAGATGAAGAAGAAAGTGGGGAGAAGAACTCAAGAACGTTGTCTGTCTGAGTATCTGCATTTGTAATATCAACAACATCTGCACGATGTGGTGAAATTACGGCAACACAATCTTTTCTAGAATTTGCGATTGAAATCAGATGATTTGCTTTTGCTTGAGATTCAAACTTGTTAGGCATTCCAGGACCCATGATCAAGTAATCAACTTGAATCTCATCTCTGTTTGAGAACAGATTGTAAGCAGTAAACAGGTCTCCCAGAGTTGCTTGCATTCCAGTTCCATTATCACCATAGTCCTTACCACCGCTTAGATTGTAAGTAACATTTCCAAGAGCACTGAAAGTTATGTCTTGAGTTGGTTTGTTCCAAAGACCTTCAGAATTGGTGAATTCAGTGAATGCAGTAGAGAATCCTGTTGCAACAACTGGTTCGTTTACATTTAACTCATCGGATGGATTGTCTCCAACATAAACATAGTTTGAGTATGTTGCAAGATACTCTTTCCACCAAATTCTCTGTGGAGCACTGATTGCAGACACTGCATCAGATGCTTTAGAAAGTCCAACGTGCTTTTCTACTAGATTTCCTTGAATTCCAGTAACGGTTCCAGTGTCATCAACAATAACTACGTGAATTTCGTCACTCTTACCATTTCTGTTTGCTGCATACTGTGATGTACCTGGTTTTGGTGCAATTGAGCTCCAATAAATTGCAGTGTTTGTTAGAGATAGTGTTTGCTCGTTGTACCAGTCCTTAATTGGTGCGGTTCCGGTATTAATAGTAGCAAAAGTTGTTCCAACACCCGCATTAGTAATTAAGTTTACAACTAAATTTCCACCACCAGTTGCTGGCTTAAATGATCTCAGGCGTGAGTTTGGAGCGTATGTGATGGTGGTTGTTGTATTATTTGTTGAAACTAAGGAAATGACTTTTACATCAACCGTATCTGTTCCAATACCAGTAATAATTCCCTTCAGATATCCATTAAAGACTGAAGTTGTACCAACACCTGCTGATGGAACATCAACAAGCGTTGTTGTGATACCCATACCTACAGTTGCCAAACTTGCAAAAGTTGGACCAACTTTTAGGATTTGGTCTGCTTTGTCGTCAATAACACAAACTTTTAAATTATTAGCCCAACGACCTGGGTTTTTTGCTGCAAAGATATAATTAGCAATATCGTCTGCATAATTCGCCTCATAATCATCGAAGTTCTTGATTTTGAGGGTTGGTTCACCTGCAGTAGAAACTCCAGCAGCGTTACGGATTGCATTAGCATTTGCCAGATTTGCACCATCTACTCTTGCAACCTTTAGAACACCACCGTATGACAAGAAGGATGATGCACTCATCCAATACTCATATTGAGCGTCTGTTGAGATTGGCTTACCAAATGTCTTGATTAGTTCGTTCTCTGTTGTAATATCAATTGCATCCTCAACGGGACCAATTGCAAAAGGACCAGCAATCGCTCCAATATTATCTAATACATTATCAGCTCTTCCTACAGTTAGATCAACCTCCCTTACAAGTACACCGGGAGATAATTGAGGAGTCGCCATGTTTTTCTCCGTAATCTCAGTTAACTAAAAATTATTTATTAAAAACTTACTTTACGTGGGAGGAAACATGACGTGAATGCAATTTACCAGTCAGGATAATCAAACTCAGAGAAATTCTTTACTGTCTTTCTTCCTTCAGTGATTCTTTTTATCGTACATTCCTTACACTCATATGAATATGAAGATGCTACAGGACCTCTATCTTTGCGGGTTCTATAAAACTCTCCAATTAAGTTTTTAATCTCCCCACATACTCTGCATTTTCTATCAGCAAGTAAAAGATGACCTAACCTTATTTGTTTATCTAGTTCCATTAGGATAAGTATTCCCACATATAAGCACGATCTCCATATTCATCCACATACCATCTATCCCCATCACTATCAGTAAAACTTGTCTCATCTATACCATCATTAATAAAACCAAATGGAGACATATCCTGTTCTATTTGGTTTTTTTGTTCTTCGTATAATCTTTTTCTTACATCCTGATCGGTAAGTTCTTTAAAATAATCTTGCGCCACCAACCATGCATATATTACTAAACACATTGCAAGGTCGTCATTACATCCTTCTTCAGCCTCAAAGGAGTTATGTTTTTGAATGAATGTTGTAAGTTCTGAAATGATTTCATAATCATTGAGAAAGAGTTTACTTTCTTCAATCATTGTCTTGAGATTTAAGCATCCAACTTTTTTCACAGTCTTAGACATCTTAACGCCAAGTTGGGTTTTCTTTCCTGAAAATCCCTGACCGACAATCTGACCTGCTCTACCTCTCATAGAACACATGAGAAGATTATTATATTCCAAGTCATATTGAAGAATACTTGCTACTTGATCTCCAACATCATTTACCTCACATAAAATATAAGCATTATTGTATGCTGTTGCTGCCTCATGAATTATGCTTGGAAAAAGCATAGGTTTAATTTCATTGTTTCTATACTTCGCAACTACTCTATGTGGGAATTGTGTTATATCAATAATAGTAAATGCGGAGTAATCATTCCCAACACCTCTAGCAACGTCTACAGTGATGAGGTAATCATGATTCTCCTCAGGATCCACATAAACGTCCAAACCCGCGCTACGGGTCTTGGGGGCATCGTATACGAGGGTTCTGAGTTTAGATGGTGCAATAAGAGTATCAACAGAACCTAAGAATTCACATTCAAACTCAACCTTGAATTGTTGATCGGAAGTGTTTGCAATTGTTTGCTTTTTCCACTCCTCATCTCTTCCTGGTACTTCACTCCAATGAACGTCCGTGAAGACGTATTCATTTTTACCTTTTTCTGCATCGTGCCACATTCGGTAGAAATGATTCATACCGTGTGGAGTAGAAACAATTATAACTTTGGTTTGTTTACCTGAAGTAATTGTTGGATAAACTGATGCAAAGAATGAGTCTGCAATGTGATTGGGAACGAACGCAAATTCGTCCAAAAATAGAATATTGAATGACATACCACGAACTGCAGAAGCAGAAGTAGAAGCAGCCAAGATTTTACTTCCATTCTCCAATTCCAAGGAACCTTTGTTCCAGGATATGATTCCTTGTTGCATCCACTTCGGTAGATTTTCATAAGCAGTTTGCAGTCTGTCTAAGAGCTCTCTTGCTGTTGCTGCTTTGTTTGCAAGAATACCAATATTCACATTATCATTAAAAACTGCATAATGTAATAGAAAAGATACGACAGTTGTTGATTTGCCAGTCTGTCGTGGCATCTTGCAGATATTAAATCTATGATTGTGGAAATTATTAATTAACTTCTCTTGAAAATGATATGGTTTGAATGTTTGAAGACCATGATCCAAGGTTACAATTTTTACATAATTATTTGCAAAGTAAACTGGGTCGTCTTTACATCTTACAAATTCAAGAATCTGTTCTTGAGTAAATTCGATAGGTGTATTCGCTTTTTTTAAAAGCGGATTACCAAGATAAACATCATTTGACATAATAAAACCTACTTATTAATTACAGTTCCAACGACGAAGTGCTTTATTAATTCTTGAATCAGGATCTCTTGCAGTTTCTGCGGATGTGAGTCTTTTTTTCATTCCAGACATACGACTACAAAAAGACTTGCGGCGGTTTGCTCTTTTACCCTCTGGATTTTTTTCTGTTACTGCAGTTTGAAGTTTTGAACCTGGATTTTCCCTACGATATGCTTTAACTGCCGCTGGACTTAATCCATCAGTTTTATCTTTGCGATTTACTTTCTGCCAATCTTCATCAATTTCAACTTCTTCGCCCATTGGTCTTACATAATTTCTATTTGGTCCTAGTTTGGCGACACTGCCCCCCTGAGGTCCAAAAGTCTGAATAAGTGGTTGTCCTGGTTGAATTTCTGAAACAGCATGATGTACAACTATCGAACCTGGATAAACTTTTTGAATTTCATCATTGATTTCTTTTCTGGATGGGGTCTTCACTTGGGGGAAAAACATTTTAAGTGAATAATATTTTCCTCTCCAGGAAAGAGTTGCTGCAATGACATTCCCAGTTTGAGATTGGAGTCTTGTTGCCTCATTCATTTGAGATTTAAATCCTTTGATTGGATCTGGTTTAATTACATCCATAACTTCAATGAAAGTTTTCCCATTTAAGTCTTCTATTGTTTGTTCTGGTACACAATTTGGAACTGCTTTTTTACCCTTCTTTTTCATTCCAACTTGCTTATACCCAGACCAACAATCCTCATCAACTTCATGCTCTCCACTATCAAGGTAATCTGCTGCAGTGTCAATATAATCTGCTGCCTTTGTAATCTTTGATTGGACCCATGCCTCAATATTTCCCTCACCCTTTCCAACTTTTGCTTGCAATCTTTTCACAGCATTCGTAATAGTTTGGAGTTCTCCACGAGCCATAGAGTATTCTTCATCCTTAACAGAAACCTTGTCCCATGCCTTCTCTCCATATGAACACTGAGATCTTGACTCTCTTTTATCGCACAGTGGGCAATATCTTTCTTCTTCTTTCACGATTTCCTCCGATTTGGTTCCCCAGTTTGCAGCACCAACTTTGCGACATTTCACAAGTGCCCCAGATGCATATGCACTAGGCCAGACGGAGTATCTTGACTTTACTTTATTGTAGCAAGCATCCTTTTCGCCACTACCTTTACCTGGTTTGTCCTTTACTTCTTGTAAGTCCATTTCTTCAGTTCTAACATTTGTTGGTTTTGCCCCACTAGATTTCTGTGGTTGATTTGGGTCTTGAATATTCTTTCTACGTCTTGCTGCTTCTTCCTCACCTGCCGAAAGTGACCTTTTCATTTTAGAACTTCCGCACTTTGGAGTGGAAGTTTGTCCGGGTTGGCGAGCGCATGGTTTACCTGCCCATTTTCCGCCAAGTTGAACCCACCCCTTTTTATTGTCAGATGACTTTGACTTGCCAAACCAATCATGCAAACCTTCATCACCGGATTTAGTTTCTTCCTTTACATCTTTAAATTTTTTATGATGCTTTTTAGCATCTGCCTCCATTTTTTTCAGACGAGTGTAATAGTCTGGTATTTCATCTAGATGTTGAAGAGCAATATCCATTGCAAGTTCATGATCTCTTGTATGTTCATGCTCAATAGGTTCTCCCATATCAAGTTGCTTCTGTATGAAAGAAACATCAAGACGATGCTTCTTTGCAATTTGTTCAACCGTTTTATAGGACTTCAATTTTGGCATTTAACTGCAGAACATCTTTTTATATTTATTATTATAAATCTCCCTGAGTCTGCTGCTTCAATAGTTTCGCTAGTTCTGCAGTTGAACCTACAAAAAGAGCATTATTTACTGTAGTTGGACCTTTACCAATCTTTTCCTCTTCAATATCTTTAAGTTTCTTTTGAAGATCCATTAACTTATCGGTAGCATCTGCAACATTCTTAATCAACTGACCCGCAACTTCATATGCCCTTGGCATTTCACTTTCTTGTGCTAATTCTAAAATTCCGTTGATTGCCTCTTGACCTTTTTCTATGATTGAATATAAGTTTCCTCTCGTATATTCATAATCCTTTTTAACATCATCCATTGCTGAAGATATTTTTTCAAACTTCTCTACTTCGGATTTATTGTCAATAGGTACTATTTCACTATCAACATTGAAAGCATCGTTCAACTTGTCGAATTTTTTTGTCATTTTCATGCTACACTACCACTGAATCCAAAATCATCTCCTTCTTCTACTAGAGCATTATCTGCATCAGTAATTGATTTAATAGGAGCTCCTGCTAGATGTGAAGTTATAGTTGTATTATCTTTTCCTCTTTCCACCGTTATTGTATTGCCAGATTTTGCTTTGACATACAACTCTTCTCCTTCCAAGTCAATATAAGTATCGACCGAGATTGAAGATGCATTATTTACTTCAATTACAAAATCTCCAGTTCCAATATCATTAGTTAAGTTTGTTAAAATAGTTCCAGTATAATTTCTAATAGCTCTAGGTTCCGCAGAATATACAATATCTCTAGATGGAGTTGTTGTATAATCTCCAGCAATATATCCAACAGAAGACTTTTTGATAATATCCTTGGTTGCGGAGGAAAGTGGTCCAAATAGATATGTTTTTGCAGTAAATCTTAGTGTATAAATCAAAACCCTTCTTGTATTAAAATCACCCTCATAATCATCCTGCATCGTAATATTCTCAAGAATTACAGGAATATCTCTTTTTTCATTAATCGTATCAACCAGATTAACTGTCATAGTGTATGCTGGTTGAAAGTATGGTAAAATTTGCTCTACAATTTGAAGTGCATCGTCATTGAGTTTTGACATAATACTTAATTCAAATTGCATATTATATGGGACGGGTAAATATGCCTTTTTAATTTCAGTCCCATCTTGTGCTGATTTTTCAGTAAAATATTGAGTAGTTGTGGATTTTCTAGTCGAATCATATGTTAATCCAGTAAATTCAAATGACATTCTTGGTAATGTAATTTGAACTGGTTTATTGAGATTTGGTGATTGGTTTAATCTTGCAAGGAATTTTTGAGTTGGCCCATATGCCAAAGGAACTTTAATTACACTAACTACCTGGTCTGAATTATTTGTATGTCTAATTTCTATATTATTAAATAAAGAACCAAAAGAAATTACAGTCCTTCTTAATATTTCGTTGTAAAAATATTCAAACATGATACTGAGTTGTGGTATTACTATTTAACAATCTGTTGAAGACTATTTATCTCTTTATGGCATTCCAAATGGATTAACTTCACTGAAGTCTATAATTTGATCTGCCTCGTCCTCAATCTCATTATTTGCAGCATACCCATCATCTGCAATTCTAACATAATCATCAACTGTCTTTAAATAGTACGATGCACTAGATGCAGATCCTACTATGTTCTCTCCGACAGTGAACTTACCGGTAATTTGAGATACTTGAAGAACTCTGGTCGTAGAGTTCCAAGATTTTACTCTTGCAGTTGTACTACTTGATGAACCAACAACAACTTCATTTAAAACAAAGTTTCCTGTAGACGTTAGGATTGGATTTCCTATCGTGATTGTAGGAGCAATTGTATATCCTGCACCTGCGTTAGTGATGCGAATGGAAGTAATTGAGCCTCCTGTAGAAACAACTGCTGTCGCTGCCGCAGATACTGTAGAAACTCCAGTGAACGTAATCGTTGGTGGAGTTATATAACCAGAACCACCATTAGTTACTGTAATTATTCCAACAACACCACTTCCTATGGAAGCGATACCAGTAGCTCCTTTTCCACCACCACCTATAAATCTTACTCCAGGGGCAACTGTATATCCAAATCCGGGGTTTGTAATCTCTACACTTTGTACCGAAGATGCATTTGGTGAAACATTTTGGTTACATACAACAATATCATCAATCATTAATGCAACTGCAACTGCAGTTTTTCCTCCTGGCGGTGAGGATGATATTCCAACAGTTGGGGTAATAGTGTATCCCCCACCTCTATTAGTAACTTGAATATATCTAACTCCACCATTAACTACTGATGCCAATGCGGTTGCAGTGACTCCCGCACCAACCATTGTTAAATTAAACACATTTCCAATAGGATTTTTATCTCCATCAACTGAATCAGTACCACTAACAAGACCATCTATTTCATCAATATCAGTGTCAATAAGTTCATCCTCATATCTAAACAGTTCGCACTTAAGTTGATATGTATAAAGACCTTGAAGTTGATAAAATGGTTTTTCGTGCTCTACAAATTTAATTTCAAATAATCTATTACCCAATGGAAAATAAATTAAATCACCTTCTTTTGGTCTTGATGATAATTTGATATTTGTTTGGTTTTGAATAAGTGGTGAAATATAGTTTTTAAATCTTTCTCTTGAAATTATCAAATTGACTTCATTTAAAGCCTGAATTCCAAACTTTGAAAGGATTGTTGTGTTGTCACCATATCCTTCATAGTTGTCTATGTAAGCTTCTATTGGATATGCATTATTAAATTCAGATTCAATAACTTCTCTAATAACTGTTTTTTCTGTAATAAAACTTCTTGGAATATAATGCACGTCAATGCCATACATCCTAAGTTGTTCGTTAATCAAGTCCTGGATAAGCCCTTGTTCTGATTTTGAACCTTGCTGAAAAAATGGATTTAACATATCTTACCCAATCATGTCGAATGGTGGAAGTTCGTATGTATTCGACATCTTTTCCATCAAAATATCAATTTCTTTCTGGGCGTCTTCATACATTTGTCTTCCATTTAATTCAACTCCACCTGGAAGTTTAACACCAGTAAATTTCATCATATTTTGCCCCCACTGTCTCTTAATTAGTGAGGTTAGATATGGTTTTAAGAAAGAATCGTTCCAGACCCTTGAATAATCATTTGGGTCTAAAGTTGAGTAACAATCAATGATGATAAACTCACCTTCTCTAACCGAAGACCAATCAATATCCAAATATAGTCTATCTTGTCTTTTGTTGAATCTGATTTGCTTCTGAGTGTTTAGTAAAAAATCCAAGTCTTCCAAGTAAGTTTTAACCATTGCATAACTTAATAACTCAACTGCACCCCAATAGTAAACATCATTCAAAAATAGTTGATATTTTACACTAAACATATTATGTGTTATAGTGTTTGCTCCATCAAAAGTAAAAATTTTATTAATTCCAATTATATTAGGTGGAACTTGAAGATAGTTACTATTCTCATAGTAATTGAAAGTCGTTGAAGTTCCTGAAATATTTGTTGTTACGCTAGTGCTTGCTATACCAACACCATTTTCTATTCCACCAGAGTGCCCTGCTCTTCCTCTATCAATATCACTCTGAGTTAGTTTGTACTTATAGAATGTTGGATATACCCCATCAAAATGCCTTTCTTGAAAAAACTGAATAGCATCATCTACCAAATCTTCAATTTGCTCGTCAGCAACGTTTATTTCTAAAACTGGCGCTCCCAGTTTTCTTTTACAATAATCTATTAATTCTTGTCTAGTAGATGGTTGCGCCATTATTCAGTCTTTTTAAATATTTATGAATATGCTAAACCCATTTTGAAACAACTTCTTGTTGCTTCAAATATAACTTTATGTACGATTTTGAATATTCTTTAAGAGTTTCTAAATCATTAATACTATCAATATCTCTAGCAAGTTTTTCATATTCAAACATTTTATTGATGTCCTCTAAGACTATTTTATTTGGATCCATCAATTAAACTCCTTAGTAAATTTTTAATGTCAGTTAAATCATCTTTCATATCACTCACATCAGATTCTAACTTTTTTACGCGATTTGCCTCATTTTCTTTTATCTGTTTCAATTTCATATAATTATTGTATTCTTTCATATCAATGTTTAAAATTGCTTGTGTATTTTGATCTCTAACCAAATTATTATAATCTTTTACTTTAAGGTAGTCCATATCATGCTAAACAAATAACTCTCAAATCTTTTACTCTTGGGGGGAAAGCTTGATTTGTGCCAGCACCTATTAATTTAATGCTAACATATTTAAAAGAAGGTAATTTTGAAATACTGAATTCATGATCTTTAAAAACAAGTTCATGACTTTCATATCCAAGAACATCTGTTTTTTGAACTTTTTCATCTGAAGTTCCATCACTGGATGCTCTAAAAAGATCGATATCAGAGGCAAATCTGTTAGAATAACCTGGGAAAGGATAATAAATCAATTCTTCATTAGGATTATTTTTGATAGCATATAAACATCTTAAATCACTGTACTCATTAATATATGCAGAAACTAGAACTTTTATAGAAGTTGCTGGAATTTCTAGTTGAATAGGATTTGTAGCATATACAAATGATGATGGGTCATCATTTAGATTTGAAACTCTATCATCAGCTGCGTAGTTTTGGATAGGGTTATTAATTCTATTAGTCACAAAAATCATTGAAGTTCTATCTAAGTCAATAACAGGAGAAATAAATCTATTTGTTGTTTCTAAAAATAAATTAACTGTTAATGATTTATTTCCGAAAAAGTCGCTACTCGTTTCTAGGAACTGAGTTTCATTTTCTTTAGAACAAATTAATCTTGGTGAATCGAAATAATTATTTTTATTCAAGTCAATTTCTTCAAATCCCTGGTCTAAGAATGAAGATTCTAAACCATCCACACTTGTTCCGGATACTGTTCTAACTCTAGCAGAAACATCAGTTCCATTTAAAGTAAGTGCCTGAATTAGTGGTCTTGCAACTTCAAATTGAATATTTTGAGTTGCTGTTATTTTATTTCCACCAGTTAGTTTTGTATCATTAATGAATAATTTTGGAAATGAAACTCCTACGCTTCTATCGACTTGTCCTTGTGGTAACGCTGCCGTTTTTCCTGATGAAGATGTGTCAATCTTTATTGTATAATAATCAAAATCTATAGAATCTGTAATCGTAGAATCCTGAAGTGTATGTGTTTTATTGATTCTTCGCAGAGAGATTCCATTTAATTCATATTTAAATACTTGAGTTCCTGCAGTATAACTAAAAGCATTAGTTTGATCTATTTCTCTTGTTATTCCTGTTAATCTATTTCCAACTATTCCTTGATATGCAAGAATTTCCCTACCGATCATCAAATATCCAGGATTTGTGCTACTAATACCAACATTCTCAAATATTCCAAAGTTAGTGGTTGAATCTACAATAAGATCTGCTGTAGAAGTTTTATCATAATTTCCTTGCAACTTGACTGGTTTAATGTCTGGCAAAACGTCCCTTATTACTACGTTATTTTCTTCAGCGTGCATTCCATGATTTCTGTGATTTACTTTTATATGTAAACCATCAGATTCGATTTCAATTCCATCAGTTTGAATAAAGACTCCTCCACTATTTAAGAAGGTCGTTATTCCTGAACTATTAATATACTGGACCGTATTTCCCACACCAGTTACAAAGTCGCCTTGAACGTTATCTAGGATTAATTCGTTTATTCCCGATAACGTTTGAACTGACAAGAGCATATTTACACCAATATCATTTTGTCCGAGTTGTGATATTGTAAGTACATCTCCGTCACTATATCCAGTTCCTCCGTTAGATATTGTCGCAGCAACTGCTACTCCATCAGTTATTGTTATATCTACAGTTGCATTTTTTCCTTGTCCGGTGATGCTTGTCAAAGCAATGCCAGTATAAACTAAACTACCTGCAGATGGAGTGTATCCAATTCCTGGATTAATGATCGTTAAGTTTCCAGAAGCAATACCGGCAGAATCTACATAATTGCCTGACGCATTACTCCCCAACTGAATAATAGTATTTCCTAATTTTAAATTATTATCTTGAACTGTGCTTCCCAAACCAACTCTAATTCTTTTTGAGTTGAATTCGAGTGGATTTGGAATCAAAGTTGCAATTTGACCGTTTGCTCTACTTAAATCTGGATTATAAAAATTAAAATCTCCGAAAGCAGTTGTAAAATTAGCTCTATAAAGAGTAAATTTTAAATCCTCATATCCACTTTCTGTCCAAGTAGATCCATTTTGAGATTTAAACAATCCGCCGGATAATGGTTGTTTAGTAACTAAAACTTGCTTGGATTCTAGACCATTTAAACTAGTAACATCAACTTCATTTAATCTAGAAACCCAAAGACTATAAGTTGGTAGATTCGCTAAAACAACTAGTGCATGAAATTTTTTTCCAGGCAAATATACTGGAGATGGAAAAGTGACTCTAGTTGGTATAGATGCATCGGCGGAAACTTGAATATTTTTGGGGTTAAGTACAACCTCACTAAAAGGAAAAACTTTTTGTGTTGGTAGACCAAGTTCCATTGGTCTAAGTTGAACTGTAACTGGAAGTTTTTTATCTTTCTCTGCAAAATACAAGTCTACTGAAGTAACAAAAACTCCGGCATCGTTATCAACATAAAATGATTGAGCTAATGGATCTACAACTTTCATTTTCTTGTGATTTTTTTTTATTATTTATTTTGCTTAAGCAAATCTATTTCCATTTTCAATTCTTTAACCGCCTCTATCAAAACAGGAATCAATTGTTTATAGTCAACTGACAAATATCCACTCTCTTCTACATTTACCATCTCAGGAAATTCTTTTTGAAGTTCCTGAGCTATGACACCATATTCAAAACCAGTTTTTCCTGTCAAATCTTTCATTTTGTCGTTCCATTCATAATATTTGCCATTGATATTGGATAATTTATTTAAATACTTCATTTTAAAAAATAAGATTCATCAACTTACTTAATGCACTATTTATAGAAACAATATTCTGCTTAAGACGAACATCACTCATACCACCCATTCCACCACCACCACCGCCGCCACCGCCCATTCCACCACCGCCACCGCCACCGCCGCCGCCACCGCCGCCACCACCGCCGCCACCGCCCAAACCACCACCGCCACCACCACCGCCGCCCCCACCACCACCACCGCCACCCCCACCACCCCCCCCACCCCCACCAACACCCACTCCACC